TACTTATATTTTCCTTCGGGTGGTCTTTTTGACCTACCAAGAAAGTTTAATCCCGAGATATTTGTTATACATTTGTGTCCACCACTGTTAGCTTGAACTAAATCCCACGAATTAACTGTTACGTTATCTAATATTTCTTTTTCTTCATCGTCAAGTTGTGAGAATGGTTTTTCCATCATTTGTCCAATCTCAGTTAGTTTTTCTCTTCCGTTATCCATGGTTTTGTATTTGTCACCGTAGATAGCTGCAAAGTCTTTGAATGTGAATCCGACTGACTCGGGTCCAAAATCTTTTGCCGATTCAGATATCCATTTAAGTGTTGATAATGGAATCTCTTTTTCTTTCATTTTTGATTCCCACTTTGATAATACTTCCTGAGCTATCTCACCAAGATTAACACCTTTTAATTCTCTATCTTTTTTAAATGGGTTACATGAAGCTTGAACTAATCCTAATGGCCAAGCAATAACCAAGAAGTCAGCTTCGGGGTTATTTTTAAACGGAGTGTATCTATCATATGAACCAGGTGATGTCATTTTTCCTCCACCGTACTGAACAATAATATTATCTTTAACTTGTACATTTGGGTGAGTTTTCATTTGTTTTGTATACTCCTGTGAACTCTTTTGTAGGGTTTCAATCGGAGCGTAACCCTTCTCACTCATTTGTCTTTTAATATTGTTTAATATACTAATAAGACTACAAGTGGAATTCATAACAATATCTTCCAAGAATCCTGGTTTGTTTTTGAATGCTAAGAGTAGTTTGTTTGCTACAAGTCCCATCATCATTTTATTTTGACGAAGTGACTTTTCTTTATCTAATCTAAAAAGATAATTAATAACGTCATCAACCGATACATTCTGTGCTGCGTAGTTAGCTGAATCGATTGTTGATATTGTAAGAACGTCATCATGTGGGAATATTTCTTTTGGTGATACAACTTGTGATATTGTTTCAACGTTTGAACGTGAAGACCTAAATGATTTTGTTTTTGTTTCCTCAGCTCCAGCTTGTCTATCATGATGGTCTGTGTGAATAATGAACATTGGTTTTCCATGAGCAAAGTCAACTAACACAGGCATAACTTCACCTCTCGCGTCGGTTTTTTTAACTGAAAACTCTCTGTCTCCGTATTGAATAACTTCTGTACTTACAACTTCAATTCCATTGTTTTCCAAATAGTCTTTCATAGCTAAAGCTGTGGTAACACCATCCAAATCTTGATGAAAATATATCTTAGCTTTTTTGTACCTTTTGGATAGTTCGTTAATATCTCTTAACCCACTCTCTAGTAGTATTCTTTTTGACATGAATAGTTTTAGTTATAAATATTACGTACAAGAAAAAAGAAGGTTATGTCAGAATAAGTATTGTAAAAATTAAAAATCAATACGTCATTTTTTTTTAAAAAGTTCGGGTCTTTTATCGTAAATAGTTTTTATAGTTGAATCGGGTAAATCACTAATTTTAAAATCTTTTTCGGATTCATATTCTGAACCTATATTTGTAATTAGATAAAATTTTTGACCCTTTTTGTTTCCTCCTCCTTGAACAAAAAATAATGGAACTATATATTTGTGGTAACTTTCATCTGGTTTAGAATTTTTAGGTCCTTTTAATTGACGTAGTGTTCCTTCTGAACTTATTGACGCTGTAAGGTGACTTTTGTTCATTTTATATTTTCCTTCTCCTCCAATATTTTTGAATTCTCTTAATGAATACAACCTATTACCATGAGCGGTTTTACCACAGTGACCCATTCTTTCACATTCTTGTGCTGAATTGTTTGTTTGTAAATCTACCCAATAAAATCCAACACCGTCTTCATCTCTAAAATCAAGTATTATTGGATTTTTTTCAACATAATTTATTTCTGCAGTACCTAAATTTAATGAATCGTACCATTCTTTTGATTTATCTGAAAGTTCTTTAAAATTTAAATTTTTATAGTCACCTAAATTACCATTCAATCCAATTTTAATCCATTCCATAATAATATTAATCTTAGGTAAATATAGAGAAGTAAAAACTTCTTCTTTATTAAGTCTATCAATAGCGTTATCCATTTTAAAAATATCCGAAAAAGCTCCTCCAGCAAAATTTGTTAAATAATTAAATTCATGTTCTATTAATTTATTACCAATTATAACTGATAATGGACCTGTTGCTTTATCTAATTTTTGTGCAATATCATCATTAAACCCTAATTTATTTTTTAATATGTCTATTTTGGAAGCTTCGTTTAATAATTCTCTATTTAAATTTTTTAATAAGTTTAACTCTATTAAATCTTTATTTTCAATTTGTTCTAAATATTGATAGGTGATTCCAATAACTTCTCCTCTAATTTCTTCTTGACAAGTATCATCCTCGAGTGCATTAGAAACCCATTCAAAAAACTTTTCTTCCGAAAATTTATCACCACTATGTCCTATTTTTTGATAGTAGTTTAAATTATCAGCTATCCACTCTCCAGTTAATAAGTCATTTTCTTTAATTGATTCCAAAATACAATTCTTATACTTATTGAATAGATTATTTTTTTCTTTACTTAATTCATTTTCAAATTCTTTTACTGATTTTTCTATATATTCTTCATCAGCATTATAAGATTCTAAGTCATCATAAAAATCTTGAACGATAATGTCCTCCAATGATTTATAATTTTTTTCAACAATTTGGTCTATATTTTTATGAAAAAAAGATTCTAATCTTTGTTTCATTGGGTCTATTGTTTTTTTATCGTATTTGTAAACAGTTGTTTTGTTATTATCAGCATATAATTCTCCTCGTAAACAATACATTCCTTGTTTGTCGGGTCCGTTAATTTCATCTAAAATTCCGTCAACAGTTGATTTAAATTCGGGTCTTCCTTGTCCATACATTTCAGAATCGGAAACTAATATAAAGTCATTTTCTTTCCTTATATCATTATTCTTAATATATGGTTTTATATTTAAAACGGCCAAAGGATTTTTTATGTCTCTATCATTTTTATTAATCAAATAAGAAATTAGAGAACCCGATTTTACGTCATGAATTATGTATTTAACATTTTGACCTTGTTCTTTTCTGTTTTCAATCTCTTTTCTTAAATCATTTAATTTTTTAATAACATTGTCTGGTGGGTCTACAATAGAATTAAATTTTTTCATTTCTTCTTCAAAATCAATATATTCACCACGATTCATTCTCTCAACATTTTTCTTTCTTAATTCATCCTTAGATACGTAAGAATATTTTTTAGCTAACTCTTCGTATTCTTTTTTCAATTTTTCAACTCTTGGTGACTCTGATTGTCCCATTGTCATACAATTTGTCCAATTTCTATCTGTGTCTGAACCAGCGATGTCATAAGGATGTCTTGAAATAACAACCATTAATCCACCTGTGTCAGAAGTTAAAGCTTTTCTTGATTCATCTGAAACAAACTTTTTCATTAATTCGTCAGCTTTCAGTCTTGTTAAAGCTTTACCGATGGTTGTTGTATTTTTTGATTCACCAAACTTTGCAATACCCTTGACGTAATCTAACACTTGATATCCGTTTTGTTTTAAAAAGTCTTCAATTTCTTTTTGAACTTCCGATACGGGTCCTTCTTTTTTTTCTTCAACTAATGGAATATAGATTCTATAGTAATTTCTATCGTGGTCATACTTATCACCTAATGTTTTAAATATGTCTGAATATCTTTCACGATTAAATTCTTTAACATAAGGTCTAAATTGTGATGGGGGTAAAGCTTCATTTATATTATACAAAGATAATATATGATTCTTTTCACTTTCAGTTATTATTAAACGTTTCATAATCTAATAATAAATACTTTATCTAATAAAAAAAGTTGATTTAATCTTCTATTGTAACTTCCTCAAGTGTACATTTTGGACATGGATATTCGACGTTAAATCTTTTATCTGTCACAAGTTTGGTTCCATTACAACAGTCGTATTGTTTAACATCCGTCTTCTTTGGATATGGTTGTTGTTCGTATAAACACTTTAAGGTTTCATCAATAATGAATGAGTATCTATGTTTTTGTGTTCTATTAATCCAAACACCTTGTCTATCTTTTGTTGGTCCTCTTGGATTTACTTTCCATTCACCTTTCTCATTAAAGTGAAAGAAGTCAGACTTTTTATCTGTTAGACCGTAATATCTAAAGTTACAAACCTGATATATACTTCCGTTGTGTCTACTATCATCAGCGAGAGTTATAACCGCTCTAACACCTTCATTCTTCAATAATTTAATACTATTTCCAAGTAGATATGATGTTGAGTTCGTTCCATTAAGTTCGGGTAATACACATAGTCTACTAAGTTCCAAAACTGTTTGGTCTGTATTTGGAAGTCCAAACCATCCTTTTAAAGCTACGTTTCCTTGTGGGTTTGAAAATGTTGTGACTCCGAGTAATTTATTTGTTTCTTTGTGATATAAACCGAAAGCAAATTTACTAAAGAACTTAGCGTCACCTAAATAGTGATAAGTTTTAACAAACTCATAAGCTACCTTCTTATCAATTAATTTAATATCAAAGATTGATTTAGCTTTTATTTCTCGATTAATAAATTTATTAATCTCTTCTGTATAATTGGACATTAGATTTCTTCTATTTGTTTTGTTCCGTCTTGTGATGAATAAACCAATTTATTTGGTGTTAAATAAAACTTTAACCAATCAAATTTTTTAATATATTGTTCTCCCGTTCCAGGTTTCAAATACGCTATTGTCATGTGTGGGTGATAAACTTTATATTCATTTGTGTGTGGAAACTTTTGTAGTTCTTCATTACAATCGTGAAGTGGTTTTCCTTCCACATCAAACTTTAATACCTCAAACTCTGAGTTTTTAAAAAGTGATACGTTATGAAGTTTACAATGATTAAAGTCGTATTGTTTAGCTATTTCCATTATTTTGTCCACATCAACACCTTCATGAAATCCGTATAACAACGTTACATGTGGTTCGATTTCTAATCCATAACTTCTATCACCTTCTTTGTGATATATGTCTTCGGGATTAATATGGGTATGAAATGATGAAACTCCTGGAAACTCAAAATATAACATCAAACAACCATAATCGTGAGTACCAACGTCTTCTTTTAATAATTGTTTATTTTTCATACACAAATTTAAAGAAAATATCGTTAT